GGGTAAGCGACAGGGATTCCCACTGGTGCGGTTTCAGGGATTGCTGAAGGAGTGTACTCCGAAAGCATACACCCCGGAAGATCAACCGAATGCAAAACCCCGGATGAGTCTTGAGTTTCACTTTGTGGATCTAACCCCGATTGAAACGGTGGAGCCTTATCCTTTTCCTATGGTAGTGTTCACCGTGGCTTATTCGGATAGGAGTGAAACTCAGTGGGCTGCATGGGCAAGTTCTGTGAAGAAGATTGTACCGGCGGCAGAGATTGCGAAATTCAACCAGCCCTATGAATGTCTGGTAGGTAAGGTTCAGGAATGGGCATGGGCTCCGGCTACGATTCGGCGTCCGGTGACTGATGAGAATGGTGAACCCGTGCTCGATGCTTCCGGTAAGCAAAAGTGGGGGCCACAGGATGCGGATGCTTGGCAAATTGTATCCGTGGAAGGATTCGGTGGTGCTTCTGGCGGAACTAATATTCACAATGTTATTGTGGATTATCTTGATGGTAAGGATGACAAGGACTTCATGCAGTGGCTGTTCACTGATATGAGCCTGAAATCCGTACCGGGGCATAGTGTGGCTGTGGAAGCACAGGCGGAGCGAAAGCTCATCCCGATGCTCATTGAACGTGGGCTGTTGACGCAGGATGCTAACGGCATCTATCATAAGGTATGACACACTCAACAGACTATGATAACCGTATTGGTATGGCGGTTAATAAACTCACAACAGCCGAAAAATCAGAGGTGGATTCTGCATTAGGTGATATGGATTCACTTCTAAATAGGCTGGATGAAATTGCGTCTAGTCTGAGATCCAAACTCGCACCTATTCTTAAACAGATCCCTGAAAATGACTCTCCAAGTGTGGCTACGCCTGAAAGTTCGGTACCTTTGGCCAGAGAAATTCAGGGAAGAATCGGTCGAATCTTCCACATAACTCAGGAACTTGAATCTATGCATAGAAGGGTAGGAGTATGAAGAACATAACTATGGACCGTCAGGGTGATGTGCTCACCATCAAGGTCAACCTCAAGGAGCGGTATGGGAAGTCAGCCAGCGGTAAGACCACTATCATTGGCTCCACCGAGGGCGCGGTTGGTCTGGATGATGGGACTCAGGTGAGTCTCAACGTTTATATTAAGGAGTAACCAATGGGAATTTATATTGAAGTTCCACACCACCTTAACAAGGCTGAGCAGCTAATGAATCTTCACGGCGCTGTTCAAACGTTGGCGCCTGATTCATTGTCAGATATTCCGCCTGACAAATATCTCATCTGTGTAGTGGAAAATGGGCTGTTTGATGCTGCCGCTGTAATTTATTCACAGAGAGAAATGGAAGCCTTCAAACATCCAGATGGTAGGCCACGCACATGGCTTCTCATGGATGAGGAGAAGGTTAACAAACTAACTCATGGAGCTGCAGCAGAAGCTCGTGAAGAAGCACTAGCAAGAGGATAGGAGGAGGGGGCCAGACGGATGGCCCTATACACCATGCGACGTAAGTATAACAAACACGCTACCGAACGCAAGAAGGGTAAGACACCCGAGAGGCATAGCTATGGACATTCCCGTTATCTTGAGTCAGTGCAACCATCCCGACCCGAGTCTGCACAAGTGTCCGGGGAAGGTACTGAGGTTCTTCCCGAACGGGGATACAGCGAGGTGCAGTTGTGAATGTCACAAGAAATGATCGGCTAGCGGAGACGCTCCTCGACGAGATGATGAAAGAAATTTCTGAAGATCGTGAGGGGCAGCATCCGTCTGTTACCGATCTCATTGGGTGTCTTACGAAGAGTTACTATGATACCGAGGAGACGAATACACTCACACTTAATTTCAAGACTAAACTATTCTTCCTCATCGGCCTCGGACTCGAACGGAACCTGTTGGTTTCTCGTAAGAAGCATCCGATTTATGGGGAAACAGATGGTATCCACTGGCATGTGGATAGTCTCGATGAGGGACTGCTGGAATTGAAGTCCACCCGGATGTCCCCGAAAACAATTGAGGAGGGAAAGTGGAGTGACCGCTGGATGAGGCAGGTGAAGAGCTATCTCCGGGCTAATAATCTGCTTCATGTGGACTTTGCTATTATTTTCCTCATTCAACCGGATTTTATAGCTTACCGGCTGACGTTTAGTCAGTTTGAGCTTGACACCCATTGGGAGTGGATGAAATCAAGACGGGATGTATGGAATCAGGCGAAAGCTACACGAACTCCACCGAAAGCTTTTGCCTGGAATGAGGAGTGGGAATGTAAGGAGTGTCCTTACAAACTGCTCTGTGAATTGAAAGGAAGTATGGGGAAATGAGATGTTGGAGCTGGTTTCACAAATGGGAAATTGAGGAGCCATACTTTCAGTTCATTGCTACAGCTACCGAGATTCGCCGTTGCGTGAAGTGTGGCAAGCGGGAGAAATTAGGTTATTATTGGGGAGAGCTATGGAGTAAGGAGGAGATTAGATTAATGACACTCACTGAAACCTGCGGTTGTGGAGCTAGCTTCAAAGTCGAGGATTATGCTCGGGTAGACATACCGGCAAGAGAGGCTGCTTTCTGGTGGGAGGAGCATATGAAGTATTGTACCTATTATAAAACTCAGATCTACCCTACAAGAATAATGATTCCACCTGAAATGACAAAGGCTGACTTTGAAGCGCATTTCACTCCCGAGAATATGGAGGATAGATCTTGATCATCAATGTTGAGGGGGAGGAGAAGTCTGGGAAGTCCAGCTTCGCCTACACCGCCCCACTACCATTAGTTGTATTCTCCACAGATCTCGGCCACCAGCGGGCAATCTTTGGTAAATTGTACCCGGAATTCTTTGATGAGCTGGATATTAAGGAGTTCCCGTATAAGAAACCAAAGCTCGAATGGAAGAACGGGCAAGCGAATGCAAAGGTGGAGTATGAACCCTTTACCGGGCATGATATAACTATCTATGAGCTACCTACCCCACTCCAAATGGATCCTAATGGGGTCGAGGGGTTCATGGCACAGTGGAGCTACATGCTCACCATCTATATTGCTGCCATGCAGGATCCTGCGGTTAGTACCGTAGTTATGGATACCATGACACTGGTGTATAAGAATAAATGTGATGCTTATCTGGAGGAGCTGAATACCCGCAATGGTTCTCACCGGAAGCAGCTACTTCAGATTGAATATGGTCATCCGAATGAGAGTATTCGGAGTCTCTACGACTTCGCTCGGGCCTCGGGTAAGAATCTAGTTACCGTCCATCATCTAAGAGACCACTATGTCAACCGGCCTAATTCTAAGGGGGAGATTGAGTCACAACCGGATGGAACTATGGAAACCGATGGCATGAGGGAAACGGGGAAGAAGGTAGACATCGTACTTCGAATTGAAAAGAAGGACGGTAAGCTTTATGGTCGTATGCCTACTTGTGGGCCGAATCTGGCTATGGAAAATATGCCGATTCTGAACCCGACTTGGGATACACTCATGGATATGGTAGAGATGGGTTGGTATGGGCCGAAGTTTCCAAGACGTTCGGTAAAGATGGAATCAGCTAAGTAAAATATTTCAGGAGAATATTATGAATACCATGATTTCTAAGCAATGTCCTATCCAGCGACCGGTTTACAGCTTCACTACCGTCCATCAAAAGGAAACGGTTGGGATTAGCAGGAACGGAGATCTTCAGCAAGGCCCACCGCAGATGGAGCAAAGGGTGAATCAGGTTAGTGCCGCTAACCATGAACTCCGCATCTTTGGGAATGCTGAAGATTATATGATGTATTGTATCTTCTGTGGGACTGTGGGTGCACAAGGTGATTGGGCTAACGTGCTCGGGTTTACTAATGTCACATAAGTTGGCGAAGAAACTCCGGCGATTACAAATGATTAAGGTACTTCAATTACTTCCGGATGAAGTACTCATTGGTGATCGAACAGATCGACGGCAAAAGATTAGGAAGTATATTCAAGGAGAGAAAACATGCTTGAGGCCGATGTACACGAACCCACGGAAAAGTTCCTTACTTACGTCCGTCCGGCGGTGGATTGTAAAGTAACTGTACTCAATGAACATCTGTGGGCGGATTATCGCTGGAAAAATCACGACGGTAGTTGGACACAGGTGGAACGTAAGACATGGAGTGAGATTCTTGCAAATGTAGATTCGGTGGAGGATCAACTTCGGAGGCATCTGAAGAACCAA